TTTAAATCTATAATACATTTACCAAAACCACCTTCATTATTCCACCAATCATCTTCAGATGATGAAATTTTATCAAATTCATCAGAAACAAATGCTTGTAATTCATCTGATAGGTCTAACTCTGTTATATCTATACCAGTATCAAGATTCCAAACATTATTTTCTTCAAGTTTTTCTAAACTGTTACTTGCTCTTATTTGTTCTATGTAACCTGAATCACCAGCTCCATTAAAATAAGCTCCTAGATATCTATATCCTAGGTCTTTTATACGCATAGCAACTGTAGCCCATGTTAGAGCTTTTTCTTTATTTTTATTCATAATTAAGTTATTTACAGCCTTCCATGTCTTTTCTATAGTACTTTCCTAGAATGTTTCCATTATAAGAATCTATCTTAAGAACATCAGCTTTAATTTGATATGATATCTCCGTGTAATTCATATATTTTTTTGAACAACAATATTCAAGAATGGATTTATGAAATGCTTTTTCACCAAGTTCTTGTATATCTTCATTCAATTCTTTACAGGAACCTGTATAACTTTTCCAATTAGATTCCTTAACTACTATTTTAAATCTTTTTCTTGTCTTAGTTTTTTCTTTTTCTCTTTTACTTATTCTTGTTTTTCTTTTAGATACTATAACTTTTCTTCCTATATAAAATTTACCAGTTTTCAAGTTGGTAATTTTATATACAAAACCGATAGTATCTTTAGGCATTTGTTTTACTTCATGTATAGCTTTACCATTATATGTCCAAATCATGTATTAGGAATTAATGTTTTTAAAATCATTTTTGTAGCATCTTTTCCAAAATCTTTTATTGAATCAGCTACATCTTTAGCTAAGTTTAAGTATAAACCCTGAATACCATAGTTATTTTTATATTTTTCCATGGCCTTATGACCAGCTTCATCATTATCAAATAATGTATATAAATTATCATACTTAAGCATATATTCAGCTAAGTTAGATCTAGGTATCATTGTATTTTCACTATTTGGAGCTACAAATTCTATATTCAAGTTTAATTCCATTAATGCTAAACCATCTTTCATTGATGAGCATAAAATAAGAGTATCTGATTTATAAGTTAATTGATCACTACCTTGTATAAAACCTTTTACATTTATAAACTTTAAAGATTTAGCTTTAGGTCTATAAACTTTTGATAAGTCACCATTTGCTTTAAAATAACCATACATATATTGACCTTTAAGTTTAGATTCAATTATATTACCATCTACATTTTTAGACATTATTACTAAATCAAGCGGGAATATATTGTATTCTTCTAAAGATTTAGAACTTACACCAAACTGTGTCCAGTATTTCTGATCAAGTACATTCCATTTTCTTTTAATATGAGATGTTACTTTAAACTTTGATTCTTGTTTTAATATAGTCTGTTCATATGGAGCCTGGTTTACTTTACTAAAATCAGTTGTAAGCTTATCTACAGCTTCTGAGTAATCTAATTGAAATAACCTTTGTACAAGCTGTGTTGAGTCACCAGCATATCCTGTTGAAAAATCTTTAAAAAGATATTCATCATTTTTATAATAAATGCACATTGATGGTGTTCTTTCTGTTGGTTTAAATAAAGACTTGATTTTTAAATCTTGACCATGTAATTTTTCATTTAAATTACAATAATGTTCAAAAACCCAAGTATTAGGTATTTTATTAGTGTTTATTATTCTTATCATAACTGAGGTATTAAAAAGGGAGAGCTTTATAAACCCTCCCTTTAATTATTAATCTAAATCAAATTCATCAACAACTGCTGGTTTGTCTTCTGGAGCAAACCCATCAACTGTTTTTGGCTTAAATTTAATAATATGTTCAGTATCTGAAAATGTTGATATTCTTGATTTAGCTACATCTGTTGTTATAGCTTCATAAGGAATACCCATTTTAGAGAATTTAGGAAAGAATAAATCATAGTTAGTATAACCATCTTTATTTTGATATTCTTTACCACCAATACAAGCTCTCATGAATTTATTTGCATAAGGTTTATCTGTATTTAGTTTATCTACTAAAGACTCAATTGTTTCATGTTTATTATCTTGTTCAGATAACCAATCAGCACAATCAGTTGCATCACAAAGATATTTTAGATTTTTAAGGATTTCAAGATCTCTACTAAATGAAATATCATTAATAGTTTTATCTTCAAAAGTCCATCTACTTGCTCTTATTCTTCCAACTTGTCCTGCATATTTACCTGCTTCAGGATTATCCCTATCTACATTAAAACCTTCAAAACTTTCACCTAAATCAGGTCCTTCACAATCATACATTAAATTGTATGCTTCTTCTGACCACGGTACTCTATCTAAGTATACTCTGTTAATTTTAACTTCTGTATTTCCTGGTTCTAAAACTTTAGAAATTTTATCTCCTCCTGCTTGAATGTTTTTTGTACTAATCATTTTTCTTCTTTTTTTATTTTTATTGTTCATACTCACTTATTGCACTTTTAACTAATTGTAAATCATTTGCGATATCAGCTGTTTCAAACATCTCCATTGGTGATTTACAAGTATTAGAACCATCATTAACAGTTTCAAATACATACTTTAGATTACCTTCTTCATTCCGCTTTACTTTAGCGTATAATACAATAGAAAATAATCCTTCAAGTGTTAGTTTTTCATCTACCATTCTACCAATAGTTTTGGCTTTGGTTTTCTTTATACCTTTTTTATCTTGATTTTCTTCAGAATGTGTAAAGAAAAATATTGTTAAGTCATCTCTAAGAGTAATTGGTTTTTTAGCAACTCTTGCTAACCATTTACCAATATCAGTGAACTTATCATATCCTTTTTCATCAGCTCTATCAAAAAATTCAAAAGCAGACATATACTGCCAATCATCTATAATTAGATTTTTGATTTCAGGTCTTTTTTCATTAATATAATCCATTGCTTTAATAATGCTATTTGGATCACTTGCTGTTGATAACCTACCTTTAGGATTTTCCTTACTAAATTTTGGATATTTTGTTTTCCAACCTTTAAAGGGTAATGATTTATTAGCAACATTTATCCAAAAGGTTTCTTCTGAATTTAAATGTCTTGCTGAGGTAGACTTCCCTGAGCCTGACTCTCCTATTATTAATATACTATCTGCCATAATTATTTACTACTGTTTTTAATAATTTCATTTAACCATTTTTTCTCACTTACTGGAGTTTTTAGCAACAATGCGGCAACATCCCTCATAGTCATTTGATCTAAAGGTAAGTCTACATTAGCATTTGGTAAGTTAAATTCATTTTCTACTTTAAGAGCATCCTTTAATCTTCCATGAACACCTATTACTTCTAATTCATCAAGAGGTATATAATACCTTACATGACCATTAGACATAGGTTCTGAAGTTGCATATTCTTCTTCAAAGAAAGGGTTGAACTTAATTCTGTACAAAGTGCGATTTGGATCTTCAGATTCCATCTGCATACTGATACATTCTGTAAAAACATCTTTACCATGATCAAGTTCACTTTTAAAGAAACCCATATGGATACCTTCTAAGTCTTTAACATGATGAGCCATTTTAGGAATGTATGCAGGATCAATGATACCTAATCCATCAAACACTTTTTGCTGATACTGTTTTAGTTCAGCAGAAGCCTCTTTTCTTTCTTGAGGCGTTGGTTTTTTACTTTTTGTTTCCATTCTTATTTTACTACTTATTTATATTGTGAGCTTAACGACCTGTATCCATTGTTGGTGGAGTTTCAGCATCTCTAATGCTCATTGATTCAAAAGCTGCTTCAAAGAAAGCTAACCCACCTTCTCCATTTCTACACTTAACAAAGTGCATAACTAGAACACGTAGACCTTCAATGATGTATCTTTCTGGACCATAAAAGCGGATTTTCTGTTTAGCTGGACGATTAAGACCTATTACTGTATCTGCATGTTGCAGGAGAGCATCTGCTCCAAAAATGTCTGAGTCCAAAATATAGTTTCCGTATTTACCATCTTCATTTCTATCTGGGTGATCAATTGATCTATTTAATTGACTTAAGATTATCCAAGCAATAGGGTAGAGTCTTTTTAACTCTGTTATTACTTCTCCTAATTCAAATAACATATCATTTAATTTTTGCCCTTTTTCTTTTTTCACTAACAATGAGTGATCTAATGTAATTATTACATTCTTGTATTGAGTTACAGTTTTTTCTATACCGTTTACATCTTTAACAATCTTCAAACTTGAATGCTGTTTCATATAATCATGTACTATAGCTTTTAACTGTCTAACTGTTGGTGCATCTTCTACTATATCAATTGGATACTTTACCATTTCTTTAGCATAATTTACACATTTCTCAAAATCTTCATCTGTTAATTTTCCATCAGCACTACATAAGTATTTATAACTTCTATTTAAATGTGCTGAATAACCTCTAATAGCTGAATTTTTACCTAACATTTCTAATGAGAACTCTAAAGTTCTAAAGTTTTCTGCAGGGTTCAACTTATAAGATTCTCTTATTATTTGATCTTTAACTAATGTTTTTCCAGATCCGGGTCTTCCACCTATAACAGTCATAGAATGCCATTCTAAACCATTAGTGGTGGCATCATTTACTTTTACCCATGGGGTTAACAGACTAGTAATTGTACCAGCTTGCCTTCCTTTTATATATTTTAGTGATTCTTGATATGCATCTTTTTGTGATTTCCAATTCTTCATAAATATAGAGAGTCTAATTCCTAGTCCAAAAAAGCTTGGATTAAGAAAAGCTAATAAATTTAAATGATATTACCTGTTGCTAAATTAAGCATTTTTCTTGAAATTGAAAAGAGAATTTCTAAATATAAATAACTCAAAAAAGTTATTTCAACTATAAATATGTTTATAGCCATATATAGAATAATCATTGTTAGCATACTTAGAAAAAGCTTTTCTAAAGTTACCTTATCGCGTTGTGTTTTTAATTTTTCCATCAGAATACTTTTTCTTTAAAATGGTTAGTATCATGATTTTGCCCTCCACTTTCTATGTGTGTACAAAAATCAGCTAGTAAGGAGTCCCAAGTTTTATCTACATTTTGTTTTCTTACAAAATATTGAGATTTCCTTGTAAACTTCCAATTTTCTCTTTCTCTTTCTCCAATATATTGCTTTGTAGCTTTTAGTATAGTATCCCAAGTGAATTCATGATTAGAAAAAAACCATCTGAATGCAGATTCTAAATTACTAACTGCAGATCTTGCTGCTTGTCCACTGGGTAATTTTCTATTAGGATAGATTTCATTAAATTTTTTAATTTTATCTGTAAAATCGTCTCCCATTAACTGAGTGCTACTCTTTTTTCTTATTATTTTAAAATGAGCTTCTATTTCTTTAATTAATTTTTTAGATTTAGCTGATAATTTTAAATCTTCTAATAACCAATTTTCTCTTTTTAAAACTCTTAATTCAGCTTCAGTATTAACTAAAGGTGTTGTTAATTTTTGATTTATTGCCCACAAAACATAAAACCGATTAGGTGTGAGCTTGTTCCTAATTAGTGTATTAAACATTTCTTTCATAATTTATTTAATTGTGTATGTCAAAGATAATTACTATATTATACTAGTGAGATTATATTTTTAGTGTACTATTCTTTATTTCTCACTTTTTCAGGTTCTAACACGTAAGTAAACTTACAGGATAGTACACTTTTTTAAAACATATATTATGAAAGCAAAAGTAGATAAATTTTTAGGACATTTTGTAAGTAAAAAACTAAGCGTATTTATTGTAGCTAGTTTTTTTGTTGGTTTTGGTAAAATAGCTCCAACAGAATGGGTTGATATCTCATTAGTATATATAGGAGGTCAAGCTGTAATTGATGCAGTAGCTAAGTTAAGAAAATGAGAATAAAAATATTACTTATTGTATTATTTCTTATTATTCTTATTCAGGGATACATCCTTATTTTTAAAAGTAATCCTTTTGAAATTAAACCTTTTGATGATTCAATTCTTAAAAAAGAAATTCAATTAGCAGATAGTGCAGCTGTTTACTGGCAAGAAAGATCTCTTCATTGGAAGAAAATAGCAGTAGATGCTGAAAAGTATAGTGACTCTTTAGAGAATCTTAAACCAATTATTCAACATCATTATCATGAAATATATAAATTTATTCCTGGTGGTACTGTTATTCAACTTGACAGTATCATACGCACAAACTGGTAATGTTTTCATTGTTAATGGAGACACTTTAGTTGGTTATAATAAATCTGAATTACAAAAAATAGCTACTAGAGTAGTCAGATCACATGAATGTGATACTTTATTGCTACTGGGGGAGTTACAGTTAATTCAAAAGAATATTGCTTTAGTTGCTAAAGATTCTGCATTATTAGCTAAAGATTCTGTTATTTTTAAAAAGGATAATATAATAACCTTTAATGAAAATATTATAATTGGTAAAGATGCTGAATTAGAAAGAGCTTATAAAGGAATAAAAAAGCTTAAAAGAAAACTTAAGTTATCTAAGATTGGCCTTTATTCTTTTGCTGTTGGTGCATTCTTAAGCATATTGCTTCTTCTGACAAGTTGATATTATAATAGATTCTTAAATATCTATTTACAACTTTAATATTTATTATATTTTTCTTAATACATTTCTTTAATACAGATTTTATTATACAATTCATAATGTGCCGGTTTTTACTTTTACTTCTAAAACATCTTTTGCAATATTAATATCTTTTACTGATACTGAAGATAATAATTTTTTAATACCTAAATGTTCTTCTTTATTAATAAATTTACGTGTAAGAGCCCAATCATTAAATATGTATAAATGATGTTTTTCAGCTAATAATTGAACAGTTTCTTCTGTTTTTTGAAGTTTATTGTTCATTTTTTGCATCTTTTAAGAATTTATACTTTTCTTCTGAATCCACAAAAGCAATACCATCAACTTTATTTTCTAATAAAGAATCTTTAACTTTTAATAATTCATTTTGAACTTCTGACTCTAAGGTATCTCTTTTTAACTGTAAAAACAAAGTTTTATCTGATGTATGTTCTGTATAATCTAATTTACATTTAGGATGGGCACATTTAATTTTTTGACAGATTTCTTCACTTAATACTCCTGCATTATGTTTTGATGCATAATCAACATGTTTATTACCTACGGTATAAGGATGAGGTTTATGATTAACTTCATGTATACCGGATACTTTTAATATTTCTGCTTCAGACAATATATTTGAAAATATAGTCATTAATTCTTCTTTAGTTTTTCCCATAGTCTTATATGTATATTAATTTTATTTTTTCTTTTAATGCTTTGTATTCTATTTTATAAGCTTTGTCTAATTCAATATATCCAGACATTGTTTTTATAGCATAAATTATACTAGCATGATTATGATTAAAATATCTTCCTATATCTGAATCGGATAAAGATAGTTCTTCTCTCATAAAATACATAGAAAAATATTTAGGTTTTATAACATTAGGTTTTCTACTATCTGATAAAGCCTTTTCTACAGGTATATCAAAATGATTAAAACAAATTTCTACTATTTTATGACATAAATTGCTTGTACTTAATTCTTTTTGCATACTAGCTATTTTAGCTTCTCTTACAGTTTCTGCTATATCTATTTTAATATCAGAATCAATATTTAAATGTAAAATACCTTCTAAACTACCTATTAAAGAACCATTTAGTTTACTTAGCTTCAGAATCTCTTTTGAGAGTTGCAGTTCGTATGGTGAGAGTTTTCTGTTCATTTTCTTTTAATTTAATTTCCTTTAAAAGCTTAGTTTTTCTATAATAAGTTCTTAATGAAATGTTTAACATATTTGCAGCACTATCATCATCTTGAGCAACTTTAATTGCAAATTTTAATCTTTCATTTTCATCTGAAAGTATTTTGTGAATAAATTCTATAATATTATCTGGAGGATTAGCCGTTAAATATTGTGATAATTGTATTCTTTCATAACTAGTTTTAATATTATCCATCTTCTTTAGTTTTAAGTGCTTTTATTAAAGTATCATACATTCCTAAATTAAAAGCATAATTACTATCTATATTTTCCATAGTTCTACTAAATCCAAAGTTTTCTTCAAAATGTTCTATTAATTTAGCTTTACTTTCTATAGCAACCTCTAATGATTTATATTCACTTAATTCAATGTGAGTAGTTAATTTATTTGCTGCCCATAAACCTTCCATATATTGAGAGTTATTTTTTAATTTATTTTTCATATCTTTGTTTTTATGAGTGATAAAATAAAGGTTAAAACAATAGAAAACATATCTACTGTAAATATTAAAGTAAGTGGATCTTTTATGCAAAGAATTCAAAATGTTTATTTTGAATATATTGAAAAGATTGGTATAGATAAAACTAATGAAATATTACCTTATTTAAAAAATAATACAATAAAAGATATATCTGATCCACAATTAAAACTTGATGCATATAACATAGAAGCTTTAATTATATTATTAAAAGAAATGGAAATATCTTTTGATAAAGAAAAATTAGTTAATGATACTGAAGTAGATATTCCTAGCGAAGATTAGTATTAACTGTATCTCCTATTTCAATACATGCTTGTATAGCTAAATTAATTTCTTCTATTGAACATGTACCAAATGATTTCCAATCTTGATATTCTTTATCATCTATAGTTACAGATAAATATAAACCTGCTCTATCTTTAACTGCAAGTTTCATTTCTTCAAATGTATATCCTATTTCATTAGCTAATACACGAATGCATTTATGAACTTTAGCTAATTGAGCTAAACTTTTACTTGCATCTGTAAGTTCCATGAATACATTTACAACTTTACCTTCTGGTATTCCTTTTACAAATTCTTTAAATCTTTTTTCTTCTTCAGATTTAGTATAAATTAATTTACCATCTACCTTTTTAAAATAACTTGTGAATATATCTGTCATCTTTCTATTTTTCTTTTATTTATGTTAGCATTTAAAATATCAATTTTATGTTTAATTGTAGTATTTTGTTCACCAAGTATTTTTGCCATATTAACATTATGTATTACTGTTGCATGGTGTCTATTAATACTTTTACCAATTACATCTAAAGTATAATATAATTTTTTTCTAGTTATATAACAATATGCAAATCTTGCTTCTGTTATATATCTTTTTCTACTTTTTGACATAAGTTCTTCCGCTGTTACATTAAATATTTGTGTTACGGCTTTCATAGCAGTTTTTGTATCATAAATATTATATGTTAATCCTGGGTAAATCCAGTAATTAATATTGTGTTTTTCCATAAGTTTTATTTTAAATGTCTTAAACAAATTATTGCAGACTCAATAAGACTGACTATTTCACGAATATCATCACAAAGTATTGAGTAAGCTTGCTCCTCTTGTTCTTTAATATAATACTCATACTCTGCAATTCTATCTTCATGACTTTTATGTTCTTCATATTCTCTATTCATAGCTTAAAATATATCTGGATCATACCATGATATTTTACTTTGGTCAAGATCTTCTAAAGCTGATTTAACCCATTTTAGATCTACAGTATCTTTATAACATAATATATGTATAGTAGCTGTATC